AAAAGGTTGCACCGTTTAGGAAGGTGGGCAAATGACAACCACGGGAACGACAACATTTAATCCAAACCTGAACGAATACGTTGAGGAAGCGTACGAGCGCTGCGGACGTGAATTGCGCTCGGGGTATGATTTGCGAACAGCACGCAGGTCACTCAATCTATTGCTGACAGAATGGGCCAATCGTGGGATTAACTTATGGACCATGGAGCAGGGTGCTATCCAGCTTTATGCCAATCAGATTACCTATCCGTTACCGATTAATACGGTCGATCTTGTTGAAACGGTTATCCGCACAGGGGAAAGTCAAAACCAGACGGACATCAATATCAGCCGGATCTCGGTAAGTACTTACTCAACCATTCCTAATAAGCTAGCCACAGGGCGGCCTATTCAGATCTACATTGACAGGCAAGGCGGTCAAACATATGTCTTTACTGGGACGCTTGCGGCTAACATCACATCCTCTGCTACAACAATACCGATGTCTAGCCTCGCAGGGGTACCATATGCAGGATATGCAAACATTGGTTCGGAGACGGTTTATTACTACGGTACTTCAACCCAAGCCGAGAATGTGGCAACAGGTGCTTCGGCTTATGCAACGCTAGACAATGTTGTCCGTGGGCAGAACAACACAACGGCTGCAAGTCATTCATCTGGCGCAGAGGTAAGTAATACCAAGTTTCCTAATGTCACGGTATGGCCGGCCCCGGACCAGGGTTCTATCAGCAGTCCTTATTACACGTTGGTTTACTGGCGCATGAGAAGGCTGCAAGACGCTGGTAATGGTGTGAACGTTGAAGACATACCATTCAGATTCCAAGAGGCTCTGATTGCTGGATTGGCATATAAACTTTCATTGAAGGTAGATGGGGCTTTGGAGAGGATGCCAATCCTTAAAGCACAGTATGACCAGGCTTGGGAGTTGGCGTCCACGGAGGATCGTGAAAAGGCGCCAATTAGGTTTGTGCCAAGGCAGTCATTCTTAGGAACGGGCGGGTTCTAAATGCCCAATCAGTTTGCCAGTGGTAAGTGGGCCATATCGCAGTGTGATCGCTGCGGGTTCCGCTATAAGCTTAAACAGCTAAAGCCGCTGACAATCAAGACAAAAAATGTCAATATACTGGTATGTCCGACTTGCTGGGAGCCTGACCAGCCGCAATTGCAGCTAGGCATGTTTCCCGTGAATGACCCGCAGGCCGTACGGAATCCTCGTCCCGATTCCAATTCGTATTACCAGTCAGGTTACAACGGGATGCAGACGAACAACACGGTAGGAACAAGCCCGCTTTACACGGGGGTTCCATCTGAAGGAAGCCGAGTTATTGAATGGGGCTTCAACCCTGTTGGCGGTGCAAGATCATACGATTCCGGCATGACCCCTAATCACCTTGTGGGTCAAGCATTGTTGAACAGTGTCACAGCATCATAGGAGCTGACATGAAGGACGACATCAAGCAGGACAAAAAGACGGCAGCGGCTGCTGTGCATAAGCATGAGAAGGCCATGCACCCAGGCAAGCCCCTAACCAAAATGCGTAAGGGTGGACCTACATCAGAGATGATGAAGAAGATGGGTCGCAACCTTGCACGCGCACGCAACCAGGGGTAAGTTATGGCCAAGTACTCTATGAAGCAGGGCGGCAAGGAAGTCGGTCCGGCATCTGTTTACGCAGAGCCGCATACGATGACTGGCGCCAAGGTTGTTGCATCGCCTAATCCAGGCAAGCAAATGCCATACAACATGGATAAGGATTGGCAGCCCACACATGGGGTGGCCATCAATCCTAATAGCCAAGTCAAGACGACTGGTATTAAAATGCGTGGCGCAGGGGCAGCAACCAAGGGTGTTATGTGCCGGGGGCCAATGGCGTGAACTGGGGTGAGCTGAAGACAGCTATTCAGGATTATCTTGAGACGACGTTTGAGACGTCCACGCTCCAGACATTTGCTCAGCAAACTGAACAGCGCATCTTCAATACCATTCAATTCCCATCGCTTCGCAAGAACGTGACCGGGAGTTTGACCAGCGGCAATAAGTATCTTCAGTGCCCGTCAGACTTCTTGGCCGTCTATTCCATGGCGGTGATTGATACGGATGGATCGTATAAGTATCTCCTGAATAAGGATGTGAACTTTATACGCGAGTCATTTCCTACGCCCACGGATACAGGCTTCCCATACTGTTACGCACTATTTGGTCCAGACTATCCGACATTTCCGAAAGAGCTGACGTTCATTATTGGGCCAACACCCAATTCGGGTTACTCGGTAGAGCTTCATTACTTCTACTACCCTTCTTCCATTGGTGCAGGTAATGTGGATGCAACGACCACATGGCTGAGCGATAACTTTGACTCGGTGCTTTTATACGGCTGCTTGGTTGAAGCAAGTACATTCTTGAAGCTTGAGCCTGACTTGATGGCCAATATCAATGGCAAGTACAAAGAGGCATTAATACTGGCCAAACGACTTGGTGATGGACTGGAGCGCCAGGATGCGTACAGGACTGGCCAAGTTCGGGATAAGGTGGTGTAATGGCGATCATTCAAACCCTGACGACGAGCTTCAAGGTTGAAGTGGCGCAGGGTCTTCATAACTTCACCACGGGAACGGGCGATGTCTTTAAGCTGGCCCTATACACCGCCAACGCGGATCTCGGTGCCTCAACGACTGCTTACACGACGGCAGGTGAAGTCAGTGGAACCAATTATTCCGCTGGAGGAATTATCCTCACAAACATCACGCCAAGCTTTCAAGGAACTACTTCTTATTGGTCTTTCCAAAATGCGACATTCACAAACGTCACGTTAACGACCAATGGGGCGCTTATTTACAACTCAACTAATGGAAATCGTTCCGTTGCAGTATTAAACTTCGGGGTTAATATCACTAAAACCGCACAGGACTTGGTGATTACATTCCCGGTTAATGATGCTACCAACGCCGTTTTAAGGATTGCATGATGGAAAAAGCAAAAGCGGGTGATCAAGTTTCTAGCGGGTTAGCCGCTAAAACATCGTGGGGTGAATCGGCTGTGGCCTGCGGTAGGTACTATGCAGAGTGCCATGACAAGGATGGCAACCTCAAGTGGACTGCTGAGGGTGATAACTTGGTAGTTAACGTCGGTCTTCAGTACATGGCTGGCACGGCACTGGCAAACTCGGCGGCACAGATCACAACATGGTATGTGGGCTTATACGGTGCTGCTGCAAGTAATACACCGGCTGCATCAGATACGATGTCCTCCCACTCTGGCTGGACAGAGATTGATTGCTACAGCAACGCAACCAGACCAGCGGCAACTTTTGCCGCATCAACAAACGCCAATCCTTCGGTAGTAACGAACACCTCTAATAAGGCTGTGTTTAATATTGACGCAACCGCAACGGTAGGTGGCGCCTTCCTAACAAGTAACAACACGATCTTAGGAACGACGGGTACGTTATTCAGTGCCGCAGACTTCCAATCACCCGGAGATCGGTCTGTGGTATCCGGGGACGTGATCTCAGTTACTTATGAGTTCCGACTCACGGCAACATGAGTGAAGGCGGCTGGGGATCAGGTGCGTGGGGATTCGGTCCTTGGGGGCGATCAGCTTATGAGCGATCTGTTCTTGAAGCCGCATCAGGCAACGATACAGTTGCTGTCCCTGGCGTTGAATATCCAGCATCCATCATTGAAGCTGCTTCGGGCAATGACCAAGTTACCAGCAATCCTTACTTCGCAACCGACATTATTGAAAATGCAAGTGGCGCAGACTCAATCTACGGATCGGCAAATTTTGCCGGTTCTATTATTGAAACGTCATCGGGAGCAGATAGTATTGCTGGGTCGGCAAGCTTTTTTAGTTCTGTATTGGAAGGCGCACAGGGTAACGACAGTATTTCGATCAACTTGGAAATGCAGTTATCGATTCTCGAAACAGCATCTGGCGCAGATACAATCTCTGCTGTATTGTTCTGGGAGCAGATCAATACCTCTCAAACCGCTAATTGGACTGAGATAACGACATGACTGTCAACTACACAACCCTTTTGGCGCTTGGTCAGCCCGTTACGGGAACCGAGTCTGGAACTTGGGGCGACGATGTTAACAACGCCGTTACCTCATACCTTGATATTGCGATTGCTGGTACGCAAACCATCAGCACGGATGGCGATGTAACCCTAACGCTGACCCAAGGTACGAGTTCTGCAACCAATATTGGTACGACATCAGCCCAGTACATGATCCTGAACTGTACCGGTTCCAGATCGCAACTACGCTACATAAACGTACCCAATAGCAGTAAAGCCTACATTGTGATGAACAACACCTCTGGTGGGTTCAATGTCACGA